TTGTCGTTTCAACACGACATAACTATGGTGTTTATACAACGGTTGTCAAAACTTGATGATGCAAGTGCAAAGCTGCTGAAAAAAGGTTACTATGACAACTATGATGATGATGACTTTGACAACCTAATAGCCGAGCGTTCGGCAAGGAGATTATACGATGCCAGGAATGATGCGTGGAAAAAAGAAACCCATGAGAATGATGCGTGGTGGTGCAGCTAAAAAGCCTATGAGAGCGATGCGTGGTGGCGGCAGCATGATGAAAAAACCTATGAGAATGAAGCGCGGCGGATCGGCTAAGAAGTAAATGGCAACATCAGGTTCAACAGACTTCGACCTCGACGTAGCCGAGATAATTGAAGAGGCGTATGAGCGGTGTGGACTTGAGGTTCGCACCGGATACGATGCCAAGACAGCACGTCGTTCTATGAACCTGATGTTTGCTGACTGGGCCAATCGTGGCCTCAACTTGTGGACGGTGAAGCAGGCAACGCAAGCTTTGACACAAGGCACGGCTACTTACACGCTTGACGCTAACCACACAGATCTTCTTGAGGTTTCACTACGACGCAGCGGTGTGGACCAAGAACTTACTCGGATGTCTCGTGGTGAGTATCTTGGCATACCAAACAAAACAACACAGGGTAAGCCAAGTCAGTATTACTACAACAGACAAAGTGCTCCGCAGATTACTTTGTGGTCTACTCCAGAAAACTCAACCGATACGCTTGTGTATTACTATGTGAAGCGCATAGAAGACGTTGACACCCTAGCCAACACAACCGATGCACCATTTCGGTTCTTGCCCTGTATGGTCGCAGGTTTAGCGTATTATCTGTCAATCAAAAGAGCACCAGAGCGGGTGCAGCTTTTGAAGTCTGTGTATGAAGAAGAGTTCCAACGTGCAGCGGATGAGGACGAAGATAGAGTACCGTTGAAGTTACAGCCTAGTATTTCTTATCTTCGGGTAAACTAATGGCTAGATATGCATCTGGGAAATATGCTTACGGTATATCAGACCGTTCTGGGTTTCGTTATCGTCTTGCTGACATGATAACGGAATGGAACGGTCTTAAAGTTGGCCCAGATGAGTACGAGCCAAAACACCCACAGTTAGAACCCATATCCCCCGGCTCAGATCCACAAGCACTTTTTGAACCCAGACCAGACACAAGCACAGAGGTGGCTGGTCAAAGACTTTTGATAAAGAATGCTTTTCAATCTGGTTCTCCGGGTTCTCCGATAATCACGGTGTTTGAACCTTCTCATGGTCGCAGCACATCAGATGCTGTTGTTTTTCGTAAAGTGGAGGCGTTTGATGGATTTTCAGAAGCTAGTCTTGAAAAAGCTACAGGGTATACAATCACGGTTGTCGATGCTAATTCGTATACAATCACCATTACCGGAGGTGAAACAGCAACAATCGGTAACGCACGAGGCGGCGGTGACAATGCGACCTCTGGGCCGGGGACTGCCGCTGCAACAACAGCATCGACCTTTGATGCGACAAATGTTACACTCGATTCGGCAACTAAGACTTTTGACGAGGGCTAAATGGCAAAACAAACAGTAGGAATTGGCTCTGCCGCAAACGATGGCACTGGTGATACTCTGCGTGACGGCGCAGATAAGATTAATGATAACTTCAACGAAATCTACAATGCGTTGGGGAATGGCACTACACTAACTGATATCATTGATACAAACGGTGTTATTGACGTTAGCTCTGGTGCAAACAAAATTGTTTTTTATTACGCTGCTTTGACTGACTTGCCCAGTGCATCAACTTATCATGGTGCAATTGCACATGTCCACGCAAACGCTGGCATGTATTTTGCTCATGGTGGGATTTGGATACGAATAAATGATGAAGTTAGTGGTCCTATAACTAAATACACAACAACAGCGGCTACGGGTTCCGCTTATACATTCTCTGGCCCTGGAGCTACTGCTGGCAATAATCCTAACTTTACGTTTTACAAAGGCCACACATATTTAATTGATAATTCTTCCTACGTCAGCAGCCATCCTTTACAGATACGAACAGCCTCTGGGGGTTCTGCTTTTACCACAGGGGTTACGGACAACTATAACAGCACTGCTGGGCTAACTCAGTTTATCGTGCCACACGAGCCTAGTGATTCTTCGTTAGTATATCAGTGTACTGTTCACAGCAGCATGGTTGGAAATATAACAATAGTATAGTGAGCAGGTAACATGTCATTTACATACGCACAACTTAAACAAGCTATTCAAGACTTCGCAGAAAACACTGAGACATCTTTTGTCACGAATCTGCCTGTGTTTATTCGTGGTGCAGAAGATCGTATCTTCACACTTGTTGACCTTGAGTTGTTTCGTAAGAACGCCACGTCTGCTCTGTCAAATGCTGATCCATACTTATCTGTTCCTACAGATTACCTTGCGCCGTTTTCTCTTCAAATCACAACAGTATCGAATAAAGTGTTTTTAGATTTTAAAGATGTAAACTTTGTTCAACAGTATTCTATAGACACAGGTGCAAATGCCAGACCAAAATACTACAGCGTCTATGACGTAGATAACTTTATTGTTGGCCCTACACCTGACAGTAACTACACAGTAGAGCTACACTATTACTACAGACCTGCCAGCATAACTGCGGGGTCAGATTCAGGAACATCATGGTTGAGCGAGAACGCCCCTAACGCTCTTCTTTACGGCTCACTTGTAGAAGCGTATACTTACATGAAAGGTGAGCAAGATATGATGCAACTGTACGAACAAAGGTTTGCACAGGAAATTCAGCGTTTGAAAGACTTGGCAGAAGCTAGAGAAAACTCAGATGCGTATCGCAGGGGCTTACCCGATAGGCCAAGGACTTAGGAGTAACAAATGGCAACAAGTAACGCAGCAACCACTTATCTTGAGAATAAAATACTTGGTTTTATTTTTAAGAATAATGCTGGTTCATTCGCAACACCAGGCGACAGTATATATGTTGGCTTGGCAACAGCAGTTTCTGACGCAGAAGCTGGTTCTTTAACAGAAGCAACCTTTGGTTCATATGCGCGGCAGCAAGTTACAGCGGCAAACTGGACACTTACGTCTGCTTCAGGAGACACTCAAACAATTAAGAATGCGGCTAATATTGAGTTCCCAGCATCAACGGGCACCAGTAATACTATTACTCATGCTTTTATTGTTGATGCAGCTAGTTCTGGAAACATCTTGTTTGTAGGTGCTTTAGATGCTTCAAAAACAATTGCAACGGGTGATGTGTTTCGCATTAATACAAACAACCTAACTATTGAGTTGAAGTAATGGCACTGGTCATAAAAGACCGAATAAAAGAAACTACCACCACCACAGGCACAGGTACTTATACGCTTGCGGGGGCATTTACTGGTTTTGAAGCGTTTAGTCAAATAGGCGATGGAAACACTACTTTCTACGCTTGTACAGATGGAACTGACTTTGAGATAGGCATTGGAACTTATACTGCATCTGGTACAACCTTGGCTCGTACCACAATTTTGCAGTCTAGTAATTCTGATAGCGCGGTGAGCTGGTCTTCAGGCACTCGCACCATCTTCTGCACGTTGCCAGCAGAGAAAATGTCTTTTTTAGATGCTAGTGGTAATCTGGTAGCAGCAAACGGTAGCGCGTTGACCGCTTTAAATGGCAGTAACATAGCTTCTGGAACAGTGCCTGTTGCAAGAATAGACACGGGCACATCAGCAAACAAGATCGTTATACTTGACGGTTCTGCTAGGCTACCCGCAGTTGATGGGTCACAGTTAACTAATTTGCCAGCTACAGGAGCAACGGCTGGTTTCGCAGTGGCTATGGCGATTGCCCTCTAAGGAGTAAATTATGGCGCAGGATTTTGAAAGAAACATAGCACGAAACGTAGGCACGGCTGCTGTGACTATGCGTACAGCAAACTCTGATGATGCTCTAATAGGCATTAACATTGCTAATGTAACAACCACTCAAATCTTGATGGATGTGTTTATTAACGATGGGTCTAATGATTACTACATTATTAAAGATGCGCCTATACCTGTTGGATCAGCATTGCAAGTATTAGACGGCGGGGCAAAAATAGTAATGCAAAACAATGATGTGTTAAAAGTGCAGAGCGATACGGCAAGCAGCGCAGATGTCTGGGTTTCTGTTGTAGATACTATTAGCTCATAAGGATGGATAATGCCGTATATAGGTCAAAAAGTTCCAGGGTCTTATCAGGCCGTCAAAGCTGTACAAAGGTTTAATGGAGACGGTAGCGACACTACGTTTACATTGAACACTACAGTATCTTCTGTGCAAGATGTGTTAGTGTCTGTTGATGGCGTAGTGCAAGACACAGCCGCTTATACAATACCAGACGGAACTACTCTCACATTTACCGCCGCTCCGTCCTCCGGTACAGGCAATATCTTTGTAAATTATCTTGCCCCGCAAGCAGGCACGATTGTTCCCCCCGCAGAAAACAAGGGAAACTTTAAGGCGGGTGGTATGTTTCGTACCAACGCACAATCTCTTACATCCAATACAACCATTCTGGCAACAGAGAACGCTAACGTAACAGGACCATTTACAGTAGCCAGCGGTGTGACACTCACCGTTGAATCTGGTGGTACATTGGTGACGCTATGAGTACGTTAAAAGCAGATACAATTCAGAACACCAGTGGCGGTGCGGCTACGTTAACTAAACAACATGCTGCAAAGTCTTGGGCTAATTTTGATGGCACTGGAACTATTGCATTACGGGATAGTTTTAACGTGGCAAGTTTAACGGATTTAGCTACAGGAAAATATGAAACTAATTTTACTAACAATATGGATAGTGGAAATTTTGCAATTCAGCTTTGTTCTGATGCGACAAGTACTAATGACGCTTTTAATAGAAGTGCAGCGGGGTCAAACAACACTGCCGCAAAAGGACATTTAAGGCATTACGAATCAAATTCTTTAACAAATGTAGAATTGATGATAAGTACGGTTCATGGAGACCTAGCATGAGTACCATTGAAGTAACAAATATCAATGACATCTCAGGCAACGCCTCTTTGGTTACGGATAATGGTGGTCTGAAGACAGATAAGTTAACAGGCAAGACAACTGCTGGTTCTATCTCTGTTGTGGGTGAAGGCAATAGTACGACAACTAATCTTCAGCAGGGGTTGTGTAAATGCTGGGGTCACTTTGAAGGGTCTGACACTACACTAGATGACAGCTTTAATACAACAAGCATTACAGATAACGGTTTGGGAAATTATACCGTAACCATAGCCAACGACATGAGCAATGCAAACTATTCGCTATCTATTGGAGCAGATTGGGATACAGTTTCAAGTAGCACCTGTCATGGTTCTTCTAACAGTGTGGCAGCAGGAACTTTTGTAATTCGTCTTAGAAATGGCGGTTCGGACGCGGATAAAGATAATGTTACCTACAATGTAGCAGGAGACCTCGCATAATGGCTGGAAAGATTGTAGCAGACCAACTAGAACACAGCACCGCAGGGTCGCTTGATACGCAGTTTGTTGTCAATGGTAGTGCGAAGGTTTGGGAACGACATAACGCATCTCATGTTCTTAATAGTAGTTTTAACGTATCAAGTATTACAGATAATGGAACGGGTGACACAACAGTTACATATTCCAACGCTTTAAGTGCGGCTACACAAGTAATTGGTGGAAGTGCCGGTAACGAAGATGCCAATGAATGTGTTATAACATCTAACTCAAGGGCGGCATCCACAACAACAACACACAGATATACGGTTGCAGATTCTGGTGGAACGTATCGGGATAGAGCCGTTAATGCTACTTTAGTACACGGAGACCTCGCATGATGCAGACACCTGAATTTCAAGGCACACACTTATGGGATAGACTGTGCTGGGCAAAAGAAAACCTAGAAGCCTATCAGTCAGACTACCGTGTGGTCTACGAAGACAGCATAGACGAGTGCGCTAAGATACTTGTACCTGACCCCAACTGGATGGCTTGCGCTTTGCAGGGCGGCATCTTACCGCCAGTGCAAGTTTACTGGGAACTTGCAAAGGATGAGGCGCAGCCCGACTTTAAGAAACATACTCGTGGTTATCTGTTGCACAACACAGAGCCTGTTGAGGCGATGACAGAAGAGCAAGCCTTAGAATATCTCATAATGAAAGACTGCCCACAACATGTGTGGCGTGAGTGGGATAGCGGTAATAAGCCAAAACTGGTAATATGCAAAAAAGAACAGCTTCCAGCAACAAGAGAGTGGCGTAATGCTTGGAAGATTAGTGAAGACCTAGCCACTGACAAAATTGTAGCCGCATAAGGAGCAACCCAATGGCAACAACATACATAGTAGACAAAGACGGAAATCAGGTTGATGCCTCATCCGTTACTGTTCCATCAGATCGTCACTTTCGTGGTGCATGGACTTTGAATGGCAAAGTCATATCAGAAGATATGGACGCAGCCAAAGTAATCTTCAAGGACAAAATCCGTGAAGTTCGTGGACCTCTGCTTGAAGCAGAAGACGTAGTGTACATGAAAGCATTAGAAGCCGATGATGCAGATGCAAAGACTGCTTCTGTAAATAAGAAGAAAGCCCTTCGTGATGCACCTGCTGCAAAAGCAATCACAGACGCAGATACTATCGCAAAGCTAAAAGCGGCTTGGGATACAAGCGTACTTGGTGATAGCCCTTACGCATAAGGAAACGTAGATATGGCGTTGACTAAAATACTCGCTGGTGGAATGTCTCTTGGCATAACTATGGCTGACCAATTTAGGTTATCAGCTAATTTTACTACGAGTGGTGCGACTGTTACGGGTTGGGAGCGTCCTACAGACGCTAATGGCAATAATATGCGTTTTGCTCAACTTAACACAGGTATGACTGAATCAAGTGGTATATTTAGTTTTCCCAGCACTGGCTATTACTTAATATATATCTCTGCTGAAATATACTGCAACAGTGGTGATGGATTTGGAGCATTGGAATTGTATGTTACGGAAAACAATAGCACTTATGTATTAGCCGCAACCTGTGCTACTGACGGTGGTGGCTCAGGGGCTAATAGAGGCAACGGTTCTTTGATAAATCTTATGAATGTAACAGATATAACCAATCAAAAAATTAAAACTCAAACTGATAGTCTTAACTCTGGTTCTTCAATTAGCGGTAATTCAGACTATAACAGAACAGTCATTACAGTTTTAAAAATAGCTGATTCGCAATAAGGAAGACTAATGCCATACATAGGTAAATCCCCAGCAGTAGGTTTTCGCAATCGCTTTGTATATCAGGCAACTGCGGGGCAAACTTCTTTTAGTGGCAGCGATGCGGACAGTAAAGTCTTGACCTATCAAGACAGTTTGTACATGGATGTGTACCAGAACGGTGTTTTGCTTAAACCAGGGACTGACTACGCTGCTACAACAGGCACAACAGTTGTGTTGGTCACAGGGGCATCTCTGAATGACGTAGTTGAGATGGTTATCTATGACACGTTTTCTGTTGCCAACTCGTACACCAAAACTGAATCGGATACTCGCTACCCATTCAAGGGCAACAACAGCATCATCCGTTTGAACGGTCAGACCATCAGCGCAGACATCACTATTGAT